CAAAGCGCTTGAGGCATTCATCAATCTTTCCGTTGATATTTGCAAGCGCAACGGAATACCAATGCTCAAATGGTGCAACAATAAGAAGCTTATCGGACAGGTTGATAAACAGAACGTAACAGTCCACCGATGGTTTAAAAAGAAAGCATGTCCTGGCAATTATTGCATGGATAAATTGCCTTGGATAGTTCAGCAGGTAAATCTCAGGCTGGGTGCTTCAAATCCGTCTCAGACGTCAGCATACACCATCGGCGGTGTAGACTACAGACCAGTGTTTGATCCGGTGTACTATAACACGAGATACCCGGATCTTAATGCCGTATTTCATGGCAATGCTGAAATGCTGTGGTCACATTTCGTAAATTTCGGTAGAAAAGAAGGACGAAGAGCATCTGCTAATTTTGATCCGGTTGTCTATCGATTCAATAATCCAGATCTCGTTTCGGCTTTCGGCAACGATTGGCCAAAATACTACGAACACTACTTAACTTTCGGAATAGCTGAGGGTCGAAGCGGGACTTAAAAGAGGTGTGAATAATGTGGCAGTTCGTCAGAAGCTGATGGAGACAATGAACAAGATGTAAGACATCAAAATGGAAGTTTTTGGAGGTAGATGATGAAATACGCGGGAGAAATTGGCTTTGGTGTTTCTTCAGAAGTTAGACCAAGTGTGTGGCAAGAGACTATTGTAACACGCCGTTATAAAGGCGATGTCAATCGCGTATCTCGTCGTCTGCAGTCGGCCGATAAGATTAATGACGACGTGGTTATAAGTAACGAGATAGAAATCTTTGCTGACGCATTTGCGTATGAAAACTTCCAAAGCATTAAGTATGTTACGTGGATGGGAACTAAATGGACTGTAAACACCATTACTGTAGAACACCCACGTTTAATACTCGAGATAGGAGGTGTGTATAATGGCGACACTGGACCGGAGGCTTGACTTAGATGCAAGACTTCGTAGAATACTAGGGTCAGACAATTTATATTTTGATCCACCAGCGTCTAAAAAGATGCACTATCCATGCATACGATACAGTAGATCATACATAGACACTGTAAATGCGGATAATTCTATCTATCTCGCAGGTAAACGTTACGAAGTTATAGCAATCTATTATGATGCTGATAGCGACCTTCCTGACAACATAATTCACAATACTGAGGGATTGCTTTTCAGTCATGATAGGCACTACGTCGCAGATGGCCTACATCACGACGTATTCACAACAACATTTTAATTAGGAGGAAAAAGAAATGGCTAAATTACTTTGGGACCAGACAGCAGAACACTTTTATGAAACAGGTAACGACAGGGCTGTCGTATACCCCTACAACAACACAAACAAATCTTATGACAAGGGCTATGCTTGGAATGGTATTACCGGTGTAACAGAATCCCCTTCAGGTGCTGATGAGACAGCCATTTACGCTGATAACATCAAGTATCTCTCACTCAGAGCTGCTGAGGAGTTCGGTATGACCGTTACCGCATACACCTATCCTGATGAGTTCGCTGAGATGGACGGTTCCGCATTCCCTACAAAGGGCGTAAGAATCTACCAGCAGGCTCGTAAGACATTCGGTTTCTCTTACAGATCAATCATCGGTAACGACACCGAGTCTAACGATCACGGCTATATGCTCCATCTTATCTATGGTCTTACAGCATCTCCTTCCGAGAGAAGTTACAGCACAGTTAACGACTCTCCCGAAGCTATCGAGTTCAGCTGGGAAATGACCGGTGTACCTGTAGCGATCACAGGTTACAAGAACTCTTGTCTGCTTACTGTTAAGTCTACTGACTTCGTAACACCTGCTGAGCAGGCAAAGCTTAAGGCACTTGAGGACATTCTCTGGGGTACAGACGCAGGAGATGTTTACACAGCTGTAACTCCTGTTGGATCTGAGAACCCTGCAACAGAGGGATGGTATGAGAAGAGCGGTAATACCTATGTGCTTAGCGCAGACACAACAGTAGACGCGCAGAAGACCTACTACTCAAAGACAACCGTAACCGCTACAGATGCGAGACTTCCTCTTCCCGATGAAGTTATCGCGCTCCTCAGCTCAAACATCGGTGGCTGATAAAAACATCAAAATGGCAGAGGGGGCTTCATAATAGAGGCCCTCTCTATTATAAAAACTAAGGAGGAAAAATGCCATGTATGTAAAAGCAATAACTTACACAGATTACAACGGAGAAAAGAAGACTAAGAATTTCTACTTCAATCTTACGCGCTCAGAGATTGCAAGAATGCATCTCTATGAGGACGGCGGTCTTGAGAATAAGATCAAGAAAATGGTCGAGTCAGGATCAAACAAGGAAATCTTCAAGTATTTTGAGGAATTTGTTTTGTCTTGCTACGGCGAAAAGAGCGCAGATGGCGAAGAGTTCATGAAGAGCGATGCAATTCGTGAAAAATTTAAGAATCATCCTGCATATGATGAGCTTTTTATGGAGTTCATCAGCGGTGGAGACAAGGCTATGAGTGATTTCATAAACGGAGTTATTCCTCGTGACGTAGCTGAGTCAATCACAAAAGCAGATCCAAATACATTAAATAAACTTGTTGGTTTCGAGGTCATCCCCGGTAATAAGCCCGAGTCCAACTGATCGATATAGGAGGAAGAGATGCCTAAAACAATACACATCCCGTCAAGAGAATTGTACAATGAAAGTACTAATCGGTTCATCAACGTCAAAGAGACGACTCTTGTTTTAGAGCATTCTCTTCTGTCCATATCCAAATGGGAAGCCAAATGGAAAAAACCCTTTTTGACAGAGGGATCGATGGACACCACTGAAAAAATACTCGATTACATCAGGTGTATGACAATAACTCCACAGAATCCAGATCCGAATGTATATTTATGCATTACACAGGATGATCTTAAGGAGATTATGGATTACATAAATGATCCAATGACTGCGACGTGGTTTGGAGAAGACAAAGATCCTAATAAAAAGAAAAAACGTCAAAAAGAGGTGTTGACATCCGAAGTAATTTACTGGGAAATGATAGCCCTACAGATACCTACTGAGTTTCAGAAATGGCATCTTAATAGGTTGACAACACTTATCCGGGTTTGCAATGCTAAAAACAATCCCGAAAAGATGAATAAGAAAGACATATTAGCTCAAAATGCAGCACTCAACAAAGCACGTAGAGCAAAATTGCATAGCAAGGGCTAAATTAACCGGAACAAACAAGGAGTGAGACATGTTATCAAATACAGCAACTCCTAAATACTATGCGGAATTTAGGGAAAGGGTAATAGATGGTGAGATAGCAATAAACGAATACATTGCTATGGAAATGAGACGCATAGACCATCTGATAGAAGACCCAAGATTCTATTGTGACGACGATGCTATGGAGGGATACGTCGAGTTTTGCAATAAAGAGCTTACCTTAACTGACGGATCTCCACTAGAGTTGCTTGATACATTTAAATTATGGGCGGAAGAGATATATGCTTGGTATTATTTCGAGGATAAGAGAGTTTACATTCCTGGAAAAAATGGCGCACCAGGCAGAACCATCATAAAAACAGTAAAGAAACGTCTTACAAAAAAGCAATACCTTATAATTGCCAGAGGTGCTGCTAAGACGATGTACGCTGAAACAATTCAGGCGTTTCATCTGGTTGTGGATGAAGATACCACTGATCAAATAACCACTGCACCAACAATGAGACAGGCGGAAGAAGTTCTTCAACCGTTTAGAACTGCTATTGCACGTGCCAGAGGGCCGGTGTTTAAGTTGCTCACTTATGGATCACTTCAGAACACAACCGGCAATAGGAATCTCCGACAAAAACTCTTTTCAAGTAAAAAGGGTATAGAGAATTCCACTACAAATTCAATCTTACGTATAGTCCCGATGTCAGTTGACAAGACACAGGGATTTAGAAACAAAGTCGCTACCGTGGATGAATGGCTTTCGGGAGATATTCGAGAGGACGTAATAGGTTCTATTGAACAAGGTGCATCTAAATTGGATGATTATCTGATTTTAGCAGTATCTTCAGAAGGAACTGTAAGAAACGGTCCTGGCGACACCATAAAAATGGAGTTGCTTGATATTTTAAAGGGTAAGTATCCTGCTGAGCACATCTCCATTTGGTATTACAGATTGGATGATGTACGTGAAGTAGAAGACCAAGATATGTGGATTAAGGCTAATCCCAATCTAGGCGTTACTGTAGGTTATGATGTATATGAGCGAGATAAAGAAAGGGCTGAGAATGCTCCGGCTACTCGCAATGATATTTTGGCCAAAAGATTTGGCATACCTATGGAAGGGTATACGTACTTCTTCACATATGAAGAGACTAAGCCACATAGGCGTAGAGAATTCTGGCAGATGCCTTGTTCCATGGGAGCGGATATGTCACAGGGTGACGACTTCTGTGCATTTACGTTTTTATTCCCACTCGGCAGAGATGAATTTGGTGTAAAGACACGCAGTTATATTTCAACTAGAACACTCCAAAAACTTCCTAGAGCTGCAAGAGAGAAGTATGAAGACTTCATAAATGAGGGAAGCTTAGTCATATTAGACGGAACGGTTCTTGATATGATGGAAGTGTATAATGATTTGGATGAATACATAGAGTCTAAAGAATATGATGTACAGTGTCTTGGTTACGATCCATA